GAATGCGCCCGACTTGGCGAATGGATGATTGCAGATTATCAACAAAATGGAACGTGCTGTTATCGCCTTCAGCTTGGCGGGCAAGAATAGCCTTGCCGGATGTTTCGTTACCCGATTGCCCTAGCGATGCATTGAACATACCAAGCGTTGATTTAATCCCGTCAGCCGCTGCCATTGTGTGTTGGAACATGGCGGGCGAACCCATAGGCGGCGTTTGACGTTGTGGGGCACCCACGGCGTACGTGCCATCAGGCAATTCAACGGGGTCATATTGCAAATAAGCTAGGTTTTCGTTGTTCGCCCTAGCCCAGCGACTTCCATCCGTTGCGAATTGGCCTGTAATCCCTATAAATGGCGCTTTAGGCTGTAGCGCAATCAATTCGGTTTCGGCAGTCAGCCAGTAATTATAACGACGCTGCGGGTCGATTGCCTGAGAGATAAGCGAAAATGATTTGCGGCGGCCATCCTGCCAGACTTCCTCACCGTAAACAGGAACAAGCGGGATATACTCGCAAGGCCAATCCGTGCGTTCGAGAATGTCGTTCGCGGTAATCTTGCACCATTTTACAGAAGGCAGACGGACAACGCGCTGATTTACAGGTTTTTGCCCTTCCGGAACTTCTTCAACAACTTCGCCACTTTCTAATTGGTATATGGTTTTTTCTTCATATTCCTTATAGAAATACTCAGCAATTCGTACTGTATCTTCTTCGCACCATCCGGTATTACGGTTTTCATCGAAAGAAACCGGATCGGCGTCTGGATACATATCTTCGAACTTTTCACGGTCTATATCCTCAAAAACAAAACCAAATTCAGCATCAGAACCATCCATGGTTTTGGTCATGGGGTCGATCATAACGCTCTTGAAATCAGGAACGCGAATAAGCTCCAATTCTTGGTCAAAGCTGTTTTCATCAACAAACCGCGTATTTACACGCAACCAACCATAACCAGATGCAATTGCATTCCATGCCCCCGTATCGTACACGTTGTCGGCGGATGATTGCACCTCGATATTCCGCACCATGCCGCGCATGATTTTTGCGGTCTCCGGATCTGCTTCGTTATCAACCGGAATGACGTTAATCGCAGGTCGTGCTTGGCGAATGTCGTTAATGACTTGGTGAGCGAAAGGCAACAAGCGGTTTTCTGTAAGGCAAGGACGACCGTCCAGCTTGCGCTTGGCTTGATCGGCTTCATCCCATTGCTGGCCCAGCAGGAAATCAAGGTGTTCTTGTCCGCGCTCATATTCCTTGGAATAGAAATCAGCGCACTCGGAAAAGCGTGATTTTGCCTTTTCAAGCAGTTCAGCGTCTTCATGTTCTTGGGAGTCTATTTCGGTTTCTTCGGCCATGCTCGCCCTGAATAGGGGTAAAATTGCTAAAATTTGAGCAGGGCTTTCGCCAAGTGCCACAATTTTATAGGAAACAAGCGGCCTTGTAAAGTATTAACCCGCCATCCATGAAATGCCATGATTTCGGGGGTCTGGTTTGTTGACTGGTATTGTTGCAAATTTGCACTTTAACTTGCCCGCTGCAATCGCTGCATACCGCGCTGCGTCCGCAGCGTGGGATGTCCAGTTGTGGTCTGGCTTTGATTTAAACACGCCCCTGTCCTCATCCCACTTGTAAGCGTAGTTTTCCAGCGCAAGCAACCCTTCCTTGCAGCCCTGCGCATCGAAGCAGGAAAACGAGATAGTCTGGCGCAGTAAATCTATGCCGGGGTTTATGTCCGTTTCACGGGTCAATATCTGATTTTTTATCCCCATGCTTGTTAACTGCTTACCCACGCTATCGCCGCGAATATTCCCCTGCCCGCCGTCATGGGGAAGATAATGGCCGTTTAACATATAATTATAATTCTTTGATTTTACGATTTGCGCGTAGTGGTCAAGCTGCTCGCCTGTGTTTTCGTAATATTCAAGCCAGCGTAATTCCCGCCCGACCCATTGCAGCCACCAGATAGCCGTGCTATCCGCCCAGCCTAAATCCCACGCGGTAAAAACTTCGCTTGATGGATCGTATGGAACGCGGGTTATACGGCCATCAGATTGCGCTTTGGCTATTTGCTTGGCGTAAACTGCGCCGGAGCGCCGCGTGTCAAACTCACCTTCCCAGATATGTTGATACCCCTCGTTATCGGTCTTTTGCAGGGCTTCCATTTCCTTTCTAAGCACATCGGGGAAGAATGGATTGTCGCGCCACGAAACCTTTTTCACAATCGCATCTTCAGGGGCATTCTTTACAAAACGAACATAGGTTGGGTCATTCGGGTTTTTGCAGTTGAACGATACCCATATTTCAGAACCCGCCGCCCGGATGGTAGGGATTAGAACCTCCCACGATCTATCCGATATGTTTTCCGCCTCTTCCGCCCAAACGCGGGTTACGCCCTGAAGCCCTTTGATTTCAGTGATGTTATGTTTTAGCCCTTTAAAGATAAACTCCGTCCCGTTGCTACGGTGTCGGATGGTGCTTTGCAGGACTTCGTATTCGTGGTCTAAGCCTTCGTTGGCAATCGTTGCCGCCAAAAGCCTATGAACGCTGTCTTGGATGGAAACCTGATATTCACGGGTGCAAAGGATTAAATGCTTTTCCTGCATTCCTTGAATAAGCAACGCGCGGGCGTAGCTTTCTGACTTTGCCGAACCCCGTCCGCCATAATAAACCTTGTATCGGCTAGGCGTGAAAAGGTCTTTATACGCCTTCGGGATTTTCAGGTGAGCCATCGGCAAAATCAACGCTTATCTGAGGGGTGACGGTTAAAGGGATTGCGTCGATGAATTCCACCTTTGTGACCTTGTGTTCGATCGGCCCACCGTTCGCGCCTGTGACTTCTTGCTCAACTTTATCGCGCCAATCATCCTTAAAACGGTTTTTCATATTGAAAATGTAAGTTGTCGCATTGAAATTTGGCATTGCCCCAAACGTTGCAATTCTGCCGTTTTTCTCCCACCAAACCTGTGAATATGTAATTGCTTCTTTTACGGCTTCTAAAAATTCTGGAAACTCTTTTTCGTAGTTATCAAAGCTGGCGCGTGAAATTCCAAGCTCTACTGCCATTTCAGCCTTGCTTGCGCCCGTCTTTCCAATTTCAACGACACGTTCGCAAAATTCTTTTTTGTATTTTGATGGTGCGCCTGCTGGCATTTTTCCCTTGAATCCCCCCATCCGGCACCCGCTGTTGTGTAAGGAGAGTTTGTGTGCGCGAAGCGGGGCCGGGGCAGGGAGTGTACTCACTTGGATACTACAACGGGCGCGGTGTGTATGTCAAGCACTCTGCCTTCGCGGATGAGGATGTCGAGGATTTGGGTGTCGGTGAGGGTCATAGGATGGTTATACCATATCGCAGCGCAAAATAAAACCCCGCCTTTTGAGGGGCGGGGCTTGGAGCTACCCGCAGGATTTGAACCCGCAACCTACACCTTACAAAGGGGTTGCTCTGCCATTGAGCTAGGATAGCGTGTTTTATACCCTACCCCTTCTCGTTCCCCAAGTCAACCACCCCGCCGCAGCGCGTGCCGACTAGTTTCCAGTCGTGGGCGAAGGTATGGGGTGCGTGGGTTAAAACTCCGGGATTTCATCACCAACGCTAAAATCGAACGGATCATTCCCCAATTTTGTTTCAGGCTGTTTCTGGTTTTTTACGCTTGGCTGATTTACAAGCGTATATTCGTTTTCGATAATATTTGCAATTTCATCCAACGTCCAGACAACCACATCCTCGCCATGGTCACGTTTCAAATCGTTCATGAGCGATGCGTCCTTGGGGTGCCTGACAACCACCAGCGTTTTGCCGCTAGGAAGCCCTACAGACCAGCCGAAAGGTGCATCCATAGGTTTGTACCCCTGCGCTATGGCATCGCGTTCCAGAGCCGCATAGCCGCGAATGGTGCCATTGACCAGATCGGGCAGCGTGAAAACATCATTTTCCGAAATAGCTTTAGCCAATTTGTCCATCTGGTTTTTCCATTTCTGCGCCATGTCAAAGCTGACCAGCTTTTCGAGGCGCGACACACCCCATCGTGATTCCACTTCGCAAGCGACCGTATCCAGCTTGTCCAGCCACTGGTTTATGTAATACTCATTCGGCGTTGCTGCATCACTCATTGGCCAGCCTTTTTTATTTTCCTTAATTAATTTTCTCATTTTAAATTTGTTTCCTGCGTTTTTCAAACCAAGGGGTAGCATAGCATCCGCGCTTTAAGCGGAAGCGCGAAGCTACCCCCTTTAGGGGGTTCCGATTTCCAATATCTGAAAACATTGAACTTCTTGCACCTCAAAAAAACACACCCACTTCTATTATCTGATTTAATTGAACAATTTCACTTCCGATTAGATTTCTAATATACCACTTCCGATTACTTCCGATTACTTCTACTATCTGATTTAATTGAACAATTTCACTTCCGATTAGATTTCCAAATTTTCACTCGTTTTTCGAACCGAAATTGCGTTCTTTTTAGGCCCTGTTCCATTGATTATAGAAAAAGAATGGGCTACCCCTTCAGCAATAAACGGGGTTGCTTTTGGTGCTTTTTCCACGGCATCTTTTACCATATCACGCAGGGCGCGGTCACTAAAACGCAGCTTGGAAAACGATTTTATGTAATCAATAATGTCTGTTACTTGAGAAACATTCTCATCTTTACTGTCCATCATTTCAACAATCAGGGTTAAAATTTCGGCGGTTCTATCTTCCATTTCATCGGCAAATTCTGCCTGTATTTTGTCTGTATTTATGTGTTCCATGACGCCTACTTTATCGCCTTCCGGATACAGGCCGACCCCGTTCATGATCGAAACGGACGTAAATTTAAACCATGTAGCGAAGTCTGCCGGGGCGGTTATGTTGGTTTTTGCATCATCGAAGCGGGCGAACCATTTGCGTTTTTCAGGCGGTACACCCATCTTTTCGGCCTCGTTTTTGGTCATGGTGGAAAGGGTAAACATACGCCTGACAACCCCTATCTGGGCACCACCACCACGGGCGGAGTCAGCTTCACCAGCCATTTCGGAAGCCCCTTTTCTGGTATGGTGCACTAGCAAAACAGAGCAGTTTGCGCGGAAAGCTATTTCCCGATAGAGCCGAACAACATCCTTTATTTGTTCATTTGAATTTTCGGTAACACTGTGGGTTTCCGCGAATGGGTCAATGACCAGAATATCTATTTTTCTATTTATAACTTCTTGTAATAACCCTTCATAATCAGGGGTGTAGACAACGGCATCATCCTTTATTTGGGCTATGGATATGGCTTTGTTTTCGCCGCTATCTATATAGAAACGCCCGCCAAAATCACCCTTGTTTATATTGTTGTGCAGCATAATAGCGCGGATGCGGCGGTATAGTTCGTCTTGTCCTTCCTCGTTATTGTAGACCCATACATTCAGGTTTTTTTGGACGGGTTTCCATTCGCCCCAAGGCACGGATGAGGCCGCCGACATAGCAAGCTGCATGGTAAATATAGACTTACCAGCACCCGGAGGCGCGACAAGCATGGTGACGTATTTACGGCCTAAAATGGTGCCGTAAAGAAATTCACGGGGCGGTATATTGTCTAAATCTATATCGTCAATAGACGTTGCCTTAAGGCCGGAAGGTTTTTCATCCGCGTTAATTGGTAGGGTTATTTCTATGTTTGAAACTTCGGCAATCGTTTTAACAGGCGGTCTTTGGGCGACGATCTGCTCAATATCCGCCCAGCCATAACGCTTCATCCCGCCGTTTATAAAAAGACGCAGCTTTGACTTTATTTTCTGGGATATGAATTTTGACCCGCGTCCGTCTTTATCAAGACTTTCCGAACGGGGGGCTACTTTCTTGCTATAAACAGGCCAGACATCATCAAAGACTTCCTGCGGGGTAGGCCAGCATCCGTTTTCTTGCACAAAATGCAGGATAGAAGCGCATATCATTTTATAGGCGTATGTTTCGCGCCCATCTTCCACGGTTTCTTCTATTCCCAGCGGGCCTGATCGAACGCGTGTAATTTCGTTTTGTGCGTCCTCTATGATGGTGCCGAGTTGTTCATAATCTTTAACAGGATAGGCCGCCATAAAAGTATCTATATCTATGGGCCTGTCATGAATTTCTATATATTCGGTTTGTTCGACAATCCGGCCCTTTTTAAGTTTATCACTGGATGGGTAATTTACGGTTCCTGCAAGGCGCATGGGCTGGCACGGCTTGGCAACCTTGGGATCACCGCCCAAGGCTTGCATAACGCCTGTAAGCGCGTCTGTAAGGGTGTCTGCGTCCGTGATTGGCTCTAACAGCCTCCACCATAGCTGAATGCGCCTGTGCGGATAGCGGGCCGTTACAACGGCGCGGTTCGGCGGGGCTATAGCGTAAAGCTGTTTTAATATTTCCGCGTCATGTTCGTTGTCAATGTCGCACCAAATGACATTGGAGGCATAAAAATCATCCCCCCCGCATCGACCGACCGGAAAACAATCGGGGTCTAATAATGAGGGTACGACATAAACGCTAACCGCGGCGTTTTTTTGGGACGCTATGCCAGATACATTTACTATTTCATCCAATGGGTAGTTTTCGGCTGCAACAAGTTGATTGATTTCAAACCGCCCGTCTTTGTATTCATGCGCGCCGCCGAAAAGAAAATTTAAGTGCTTTTCTATGGTTTCTTTATCGGGCGCGAAGGTTGCAGGCGATTTTTCTGGCATCATTTAATTTCCCCGAAAATAGTGTTTGACATTGAAAACGATAAGGCATATAAAAACGATAGTCAACGAATTTAAACGAGTTTAAACGAATGAAGAAAATCAAACTAGAAAACATCTCCATGTCTTTAAATGAGCAAGAAACAATAAGTTTGAATGAAGCTAAAGAAAAAAGTGGAATCAAGAACACGTCTGATCTTGTTCGCTTTTTGCTTAAGGCATACACAAGCAAAACATTTATTCCCCCCTCAATGAGGACATAAAATGTTAGATACTAATTTTATAATTAAAAACAAAAATACATTAGATAAGAAAGCAGGATGTGGAATTTATTTTCTTATAGAAAATGATGAGGTTGTTTATGTTGGGCAAAGCGTTTATGCGCCAACAAGATTACGTACACATTTAAATTCTAATAAAACTAAAAATTATGATTCTTGGTTTTTTGAGCCTTGTGAAGAACATTGGTTAAATAAAAGAGAAACAGAATATATTCAAAAATTAAAACCAAAATATAATCAGTTTAAAAATAAAAAGGGAAAATTTAGAGTGCCTGATTCTTCATATTTTAAATGGCTTGAACATCTTGAATCCTGCAATAATAACGCTTTTTCCGCCCACGGCATAGACCATACCTCGCCTTCGGCCATCAATATGTGGGCGATCGCGCCTTGTGCGTTTGTGGCGAAGTACCTTTTGGGGCGCAAACTTAAATTCAGCAACGCCGCCCGTGCGGGTACGCTGGTAGAAGAGGCGGTTGTGAAGGTGCTTACGGCAGGCCATACCCAAGATGACGCCACCAAGGACGCTGTGGGCGAATACAACAAGGCGTGCGCGTTTGGGGCCAGTGATGCCGACTTAAAACGCGGAGCCGCCATCCCCGGCATGATTGAGAATGCTATAGCAGAATTGAAACAATACGGCGAGCCTGAAATGGGAACCGACCTTGTGTACGGCAAGAAACAGAAAAAAGTGGAAATGTTGTGTAAGGGCGATGGCTGGGAATTGCCTGTAATTGGGTATCTTGATTTTTACTATCCCAAGCATGGGCTGGTGGTTGATTTGAAAACCACGATGCAGGCCCCTTCCAATATGTCGGACGAGCATATCCGGCAAGGCGGGTTTTATCGCGGGGCTATGGGCAATCAGGCTGTACGCTTTTTGTATGTAACAGGAAAAAAAGCTGTCTGGCATGAGGTGCCGGATCATGTGCCTGTTTTGGGTGAGATAAAGACGATTTTAAATCGGCAGGAAAAGTTTTTGTCGCTAGGCGATGCGGAAAAGCTGCGCGGGTTTGTGCCTGTTAATCAGGGTGCGTATTTTTGGAATGGCGATGAGGATTTGAGAAGAGAGATTTACGGCATTTAGCCGTGATTGCGTGGGAACTGCGCTACAGCCAATGAACGCTTAAATCTAAAGGAGAAAAGCACAATGGGACTAAATCTTGGAAGTTCGGGCGAATACAAGCCTTACTGCAAATACAATGCAAAATCAGGCCGTTGGTACGTTAAAAAAGACGATGCCGAACAAGAGGTGACAAACCCTACGTTTGTGGCCGACTTTGACAACATCAAAACAGGCTGGTTTTTGTTTCTGGAAGGACAGGCCCCGAATATCGTTTACGATGCGGATTTGTCCACCCCTGCCCCGAAACCATCCGATGCCCACAAACGCGGGTTTGAGCTTGAATTGTTCAGCCAGAATTTGTTTGGAGGTGTAGTGGTCATGTCGGCAGCGTCCATGCACACCTGCAACGCGGTGAACGAACTTTATGAGCAATACGAAAAAGAACGTGATGCGAATAAAGGGATGCTGCCTGTGGTTCAGGCTGTAGGGGCAACACCTATGAAGGATAAATTCGGGACAAACTACCGCCCGGATTTGAAAATCTTGAAATGGGTTGCGCGTCCGGTTGAGTTTGGTTTGGAAAGCGCAACGCCCGTTGCGTCTGCTGCCACGGCCCCGCAAGCGGCACCTGTTCAATCAAGCGCATCTGAATTTTAACAAAGGAGCAGGCGGGGCTGCGAACCCCGCCTGTAACACATCATGGATTTTATCAAACAAGACGGAAAAATTTTAATTGAGCAACCTTGCAAATATTGCGGCGGTGTTTTTGCAACGCTGCATGAAGGCAAAGGCCCACACGCTGCCGAGGTCAAATGCAAAGAATGCAGGCGGCACGTTAAATGGGCAAGCCGCACCGATCTGGAAATATTGGAATGCTACAAATCGGAAAGCCCGGTTGATGCGCTTATGGTCAAAATACTTAATGCCAAATCAGAATTAGAACAAGCTGAATTAAACGATGACTGGGTTGAAAGAAAGGTTGCCACTAAGAAAGTAGCTAGACTGGAAGAAGAGTTTTCTAAAATAAAGGATAATTCTGCTTTTACGGGGTACGGCACATGACCCCCGAACAAATCCGAAACCTGATGCACATAGCGGCGGCAAATGATGATTTAAAACATTATGAGAGATTTGAAAAACAACTAGGAGAGAAAAAATGAACCAACATCAAAGAAAATATGCCATTTCAAGAGTTTCAGAAATAAAAAATTATAAAATAAAAAAATTGCAAGAAGATTGCGAAACAAAGGCCGTGTATCTTACAGAAAAAGAAAGGTTTGAGGCATTTAAAAAAGGTCAATTTAAAATAAGAAAAGACGCTTCAAAAATATCAAATTACACTGACGTAGTATCTATTGTTTGTTTTGATGCAGAAAAAGAGCGAACTTTTGATGAAGCAAAATTTAAAAAAGAGTGCTCAAAGATAGAAAAAGAAGCAAGTAGGGTTTCTGATGAAATAATGCTTGGAGATGCACAAGAGGCTATGCGTCTTTTAGAAAAGTTTGAATCATGAAAACCATCCTTGGCATCGACAACGGCTTACTGGGCTGCATGGCATTTTACAACGGCGAGGAATTGATGTTGTACGATATGCCTACGCTGGAAATCAAAAACCGCCGTGTTCTGGATATGCAAGCCATAGCCCGGCTAATCAAGCAAGACCCGCCTTGGCACGTTTACATTGAGAAACTAACACCTATGCCAAAAATATCAGGGCTTGGCTCGTTTTCCATGGGACATAGTGAAGGCTTCATGCTTGGCCTAATGACAGGCTTTAACTTGCCCTATACGTTAATTCGCCCGAATGATTGGAAGAAGCAAATGGGTTGCCCTGCGGACAAAGACGGGGCTAGGGCTAGGGCTTCACAGTTGCTACCGCAATTCG